GGGGAAGAGGGAAGTGCCATCGTCAAAGCCGCTTTCAGCGCTGCCTGGCTCGCGCCGGTGGCCGACCTGGAGCGCGTGGCACGGGCTGAGCCGGCTTCCTGACCTGCCGCGCTGTCATGTAGAAAAGCATTCTACATGAGCAGGCCCTCGCACTCGTGAACGCGCCGCGCATGGTCGCGGCATGGACCCCCGCGATACCCAGCGCCTGATCGGTGATCTTGCCCGCGAGGGGACGATTGCGTCCGTCGATCTCGCGAACGGCACCTGCCGAGTGCAGATCGCCGATGAGCTGACCACCGGCGACATTCCATGGCTGTGCAGCCGCGTCGGCAACACGCGCGTCTGGTCACCGCCGAGCGTGGGCGAACAGGTGCTGGTGCTTGCGCCCGAGGCCGATACCGAACGCGCGATCGTCATCGGCAGCCTCAGCTCCGATGCCAGCCCGCATCCCGCAAGCGACGGCTCCACGCTGATCGCGTTCGAGGATGGCGCGCGGATCCTCTACAACCCGGAGACCCACACCCTCGACGCTGTCCTGCCGGATGGCGGCAAAGCGCTGATCGAGGCGCCGGCGGGCATCCGCCTTGTCGGGCCCCTCACCGTCGAGGGCGACATCGACCTGCAAGGCAAGATGACTGCCACCGGCGACGTCGTGGCCGACGGCAAGAGCCTGAAGAGCCACAAGCACACCAACGTTCAGGCGGGCGGCGCTGTGTCGGGTCCGCCGCAATGATCGGCCTTCCCGCCTTCTTCCTCCTCCAAAGTACCACTGTGGAGGACGTGCAATGATCGGCATGGACCGCACGACCGGCAAGCGGATCGAGGGCGCCGACCATCTGCGCCAGTCGATCGCAGATATCCTCGGCACCCCGCTCGGCACGCGCGTCGGCCGGCGCGACTATGGCTCGCGGATCCCCGAGCTGCTCGATCAGCCGCTCAATGATCTGACGCGGATCCGCGTCTTCGCTGCCGCTGCCCTCTCGCTGCTGCGGCAGGAGCGCCGCGCACGGATCCAGCGGATCGCGCTCGAACCCGGCGACGCCTCCTGCAGTGCCCGCCTGATCGTCACCGGGCGCCGCACCGACGTCGTCGGTCCATCCGCTGCCTTCGCCTTCTCCACCCCCCTCTCCGCGCTGAGCGCGCTCGCCTGAAAGGATCTACCATGTCGTTCTTCCACGGTATCTCCGTCACCGAGGTGCCGCCCGCGCGCCGCACCGTCGCCACCGTCGCCACCGCTGTCATTGGTCTGGTCGCGACCGCGCCCGCTGCCGACGCGGCCGTCTTCCCCCTCGACACGCCGGTCAAGGTCACCGTCATGCGCGACGCCATTGCCGCTGCCGGCGCGACCGGCACGCTGCGCGCGGTGTTGGAGGCAATCGCCGATCAGGTCCGCACCACCGTCGTCGTCGTGCGCGTCGCGCCGGGCGCAGATGCCGAAGCGACCGAGGCAGCGGTGATCGGCGCCGATGTGAACGGCGTGAAGACCGGCCTGCAGGCACTGCTCGCGGCCGAGGCGCAGATCGGCGTCCGCCCGCGCATCATCGGTGCGCCCGGCCTCGACACCGAGGACGTGACCGAGGCGCTGGCCGACGTCGCCAAGCGGCTACGCGCGATGGCCTATGCCGCCGCGATCGGCGCCGATCGGCAGCAAGTCGCCGCCTATCGCGAGAACTTCGACCAGCGCGAGCTGATGCTGATCTGGCCGGACTTCACCGCCCCGCTCGGCCTCAATGGCGCCGACGTGCCCAGCTTCGCCGTTGCCCGTGCGCTCGGCCTGCGTGCCGCGATCGATCAGACGCAGGGCTGGCACAAGACGCTGTCGAACGTGCCCGTCGCCGGCGTCGTCGGTCTCACCAAGGACGTCCAGTTCGACATTCAGGATCCGGACTGCGACGCCAACATCCTGAACGCCGCGCAGGTGACGACGATCGTGCGCCTGGCCGGCGAGCTGCGCTTCTGGGGAAACCGCACCTGCGCGGATCCGGCAAGTGCGTTCACCTTCGAAAGCGCCACCCGCACCGCGCAGATCCTCGCCGACAGCATCGTTGCCGGCATGCTGTGGGCGATGGACAAGCCGCTGACGCCCAGCCTCGCCAAGGACATCGTCGAGGAGATCAACGCCAAGTTCCGCGAGCTGAAGCGCGAGGGCAAGATCCTCGGCGCCGTCGCCGAGTTCCGCGCCGACAAGAACCCGGTCGACACGCTGAAGCAGGGCAAGCTGCTGATCAGCTACCGCTACACCCCGGTCCCGCCGCTCGAACACCTCGCGTTCGAGCAGGAGATCTCGGACGAGTTCTTCGCCGACTTCGCCGCCCTGGTCGCCAACGGCTGATCCCGGCCAGCGCCCCCTCTCTCTACCATCGAAGGAACACGCCATGGGGATGCCCCGCAAGCTCAAGGATCTGATGCTGTTCAACAGCGGCGGGCCGTACATCGGTCAGGTCGCATCGTTCACCCTGCCCAAGCTCACCCGCAAGCTCGACGACTGGCGCGGGGGCGGAATGGACGGCACCGTGAAGGTCGACCTCGGCAGCGAAGCGATGGAGGCCGAATGGACGCTCGGCGGGCCGATGCGCGACGTCCTCTCGCAATATGGCGTCACCCGCGTCGACGGCATCGGTCTGCGCTTCGCCTGCGCCTATCAGCAGGACGACAACGGCGCCGTCGATTCCATCGAGGTGATGATCCGCGGCCGCCACGAAGAGATCGACATGGGCGAGCAGAAGCTGGGCGAGGCCGGCGAGTTCAAGGTGAAGACCGCTGTCGCCTACTACAAGCTCGACTGGAACGGCGTCACCGTGATCGAAGCCGACGTGATCGCCGGCATCCTGATCGTCGACGGCATCGACCGCCGTGCCGAGCTGCGCGCCGCGATCGGCCTTTACTGATCTCTCCCCCCTAACCGCCGGCGACCCCGTGTCGCCGGCGCCGTTTTCCCGATCCAGCGAAAGCAGCCTCCATGACCGACATTGCCACCCTCGCCGCTTCGACCAGCCTCGCCACTGTGGCCCTCGACGTACCGCTCGATCGTCCCGGCGCCGAGCCGATCACTATTGTGCAGGTCCGCAAGCCGAACGCGGGCGAGCTGCGCGGCCTGACCCTCATGGCGCTGTCGCAGCTCGACTATGGAGCGCTCGAAACCCTGCTGCCGCGCATCACCCTGCCGGTGCTTCACAAGGCCGATATCGCGCGCCTCGACCCCGCCGACCTCATGCAGCTCGGCGGCGAGGTGATGGATTTTTTGCTGCCGAAGGCCGCGAAGGAAGCGGTCTCCCCGGCGACGTAGAGGAAGTGATGGCGGATCTGGCGCTCGTCTTCGGATGGACGCCGGCCGCCATGGATCCAATGACGCCAGCCGAGCTGATGGGTTGGCGGAAGAAAGCGGCGAAGCGCCACAACCCGGAAAGCTGACATGGCCGATCGTAACCTGCGGATCCGCATGCTGCTCGAAGCAGGCGACCGTGTCTCTCGCCCGCTACGCGACATGGCCGGCGGATCCAGCAAGCTGGCACAATCGCTGAAAACCACGCGCGACCGGCTGAAGGAAATCGATCGCGCGCAGGCCGACCTCGCGGGATTCCGTCAGCTCAAGGCCGGCGTCCAGTCGACCGCCGCCACGATGCACGCTGCAAAGATCCGCGCCGCGGCGCTCGGCCGACAGATTGCCCAGACCTCTACACCGACCAAGGCCATGACGCGCGATTTCGCCAAGGCGAAGGCCGAGGCCGAACGCCTGACGCGCCAGCACCAGGCGGAAACGAGTCAGCTGCAGCAGCTGCGCGAACGGCTGCGCGCGGCCGGCGTCGAGACCCGCAACCTCGCCCAGCACGAGCGCGATCTGCGCACGCAATCGGCAGCGGCGAACCGTGAGATCGACGAGCAGAGCAGCCGATTGCGCGAGCTGGCCGACCGGCAGCGCCGCGTCTCTGCCGCGCGCGAGAAGTTCGCCCGCATGCAGGGGATGGCTGGCGGTATGGCGGCAAGCGGCGCTGCCGCGATCGGCACCGGCGTTGCGATCGGCACCAGCGTCTGGTCCGGCGTCAAGCAGGCGCAGGATTACGAAGCGACCATGACGACGATCGGTCAAAAGGCGGATCTCTCGCGCAAGGCGAGCGGCCAGCTGGGCCGATCGCTGCTCGCGTCGGCCCAGGCGGCGAACCAGCTGCCCGAGGCGATGCTGCAGGGCGTCGACACGCTCGCCGGCTTCGGCCTCTCGCCGCAGCAGGCCGCGATCATGATGAAGCCGATCGGCAAGGCGGCGACCGCCTATCAGGCCGAGATCGCGGATCTGTCCGCCGCGGCGTTCGCCGCGAACGACAACCTCAAGGTGCCCGTCGACCAGGCGGGGCGCGTCATCGACATCATGGCCGAGGCCGGCAAGCAGGGCGCGTTCGAGATCAAGGACATGGCGGGATCCTTCCCGTCGCTCACCGCCGGCTACCAGGCGCTCGGCCAGTCCGGCACTGGCGCCGTCGCGGATCTCGCCGCAGCGCTACAGATCGCGCGCAAGGGCGCCGGCGACAGCTCTACCGCCGCAAACAACGTCGCGAACATCATCCAGAAGATCAGCTCGCCCGGCACGATCAAGGCATTCTCTAAGTTCGGCATCGATCTTCCGAAAGCGCTGAAGAAGGCTTATGCCGAGGGCAAGACGCCGCTGGAGGCGATCGCCGAGCTGACGAAGAAAGCCACCGGCGGTGACCTCAGCAAGATGGGCTTCCTGTTCGAGGACGCGCAGGTCCAGCAGGGCCTGCGCCCGCTGATCCAGAACATGGAGGAATATCGCCGGATCCGCGCCGAAGCAGCGGGTGCGAGCGGCGTTACCGATCGCGACTTCGCCGAGCGGATGAAGGATTCCGCCGAACAGTCGAAGGCGCTGGCGATCAACGGCCAGATGTTGGGCATTACGCTCGGCGCCCTCCTGCTGCCC